TTATTGCTGCCACTATCGAGCAGGAGCGTGCGGTAAAGCAGTTGGAGCAGGGTTTAAAAACCACGGGTAGTCAAGTGGGTTTTACGTTGCAAGAGTTAACGCGGCACGCGGCTGAATTGCAGAATGTCACCTCTTTTGGTGATGAGCAATTTCTAAGTGCTCAATCGAAGCTGGCAACGTTTACGCGCATAACGGGTGATGAATTTTTACGTACCACAGAAGCAGCAGCCGATTTGGCTGTGCGCATGGAAACTGATTTAACGTCGGCAACGGTGCAGTTGGCTAAGGCGTTAAATGATCCTGTTGCGAATTTAGGGGCGTTGTCGCGGGCCGGTATTCAATTTTCCGATGATCAAAAGGCGGTTATTAAATCGTTATGGGAGTCGGGCAAATCGGCAGAAGCTCAGCGAGTTATTTTAAAGGAGTTAGAAGTACAGTTTGGTGGTTCGGCACGCGCTGCGCGCGATACCTTTGGGGGCGCATTAAAATCGTTAGGAAATGCTGCGGGTGATTTGTTAGAGGCCGATAATCTTGCCGGTGCAACCGATAATATCGAGCAGCTTACGCTTTTGTTGCAAGATGAAAAAACAAAAGAGGCGGCGGCTTCTTTGGCGAATGCGTTGGTTGGTGGTTTTGCTGCGGTCACTAAGGCGGTGACCGGCACTGTTGATGTTGTTCGGCACATGGCTGAAAGTTTGGCGGCCAAAGTTCATGGGCCTGCAATTGGTGATTTGGTACGTTTAGAGCAGCGGTATGAAAAGGTTGCTAAGGCTGTAGAAATTTTGCGCGGGGTTGCTGAGTCTCGTCCTAACGATAGGGGTGTAGCATCGCAGTTGGCCAATAGTGAGAAAGAGTTGGCGCTATTGCGTGAGCGTATTCGTTTGTCGAAAGAATTGGCGGCCCCAATAAAACCGCCAAAAGTTCAGCCGGGTTCTTCGGCTGTTGGTGGTGTGGTTTCTGGTGCGGGTGATGCGGGTTCTGGTGTTGGTGTGGTGGGCGAGTACGAAAAGCTTACCAAAACGTTAACCGATCAAATTGCCTTGTATAGTAAAACCACAGAAGCGGCGCGGCTGCGCTATCAATTGGAGAACGGTTTAATTGAAGGCTTGGTGCCCAAACAAATTGATTTGTTAGTTGCCAAGCAGGCCGAGCTGGATAAGCTTGCGGGCAATGCAGAGTTGCTGGCCGGAATAGCATCGTTTGAAAGTGAGTTAAAAACCGAAGAGGAAAAGCTGGCTGAAACCTATGCGAATCGCCAGCAAATGCTACAAAGCGCACTCGATAACAAGTTAATTACCGAGGCGCGTTACGCCGATCTCTCGCAGAGGTTGCAGGAAAAGGCCGACGATGAGCGCCGTAAATCGCTGGCAAAGGGTATGGAATCCATGCTCGATATTGCAGGGGCTTATTACGATGGTGTCAATTCCAAAGAAGCGGGTCGCGCGCGCTTGGCGATTCAAATTGGTAAAACGCTGTTAGATGACGAAAAGCGAAATTCGATAAAAAAAATTGCTATTCACACGTATGAAACGGCGATAAAAGCGTACAAGTCAATGGCCGCTATACCGTATGTTGGGCCTGCGTTGGGTGTAATTGCGGCGGGGGCTGTGTTGGCAACGGGTGCTACCTATGGGGCGAAAGTGGCCGGTATTGCGCACGGTGGTTTAACCAATGTGCCAGAAGAAAGCACCTACGTTTTGCAGCGTAATGAGCGTGTGCTTAGCCCCAATCAAAACCGCGATTTTACCCGCTTTATTTCTGAGCGTAAAAAGTCTTCTGCTGGTGTTGTGGTGCATATTCACGAGGCGGCAGGCGTTAAAAATAGTGTGGAAAGTTACGAAGAAAATGGCCAGCAAGTGGTGGTTATTCGTCAGTTGGTGCGTGGTCTTGTGCATGATGAAATTGCTTTGCAGCAAGAGCCGGGTGGTTTGTTAAATTCTTATGCGGTGTAGTTTATGCCTTTGCAATCGTTCCCTCCTTTCGTGCCGCGTCGCGGCGTTAATCCTAGTATTGAATTTCGCACGCGGCGTGTGCAATTTGGTGATGGTTATAGTCAGCGTACACAAGATGGTTTAAATGCGCGGCGTACTGTTTGGCCACTTACGTTTGCGTTGCCGCACGCCGATATTGCGAGTGTGGTGGCTTTTTTGGATGAGCACGCGGGTGTAGAGCCGTTTTTGTGGGGGCCGCCCAATGTCGCCGCTACGCCTTATTTGTGTAAGGGTTATAGTGGCCCTAAAAAAATAGGGCCAACGCATTCGGAATTAACGTGTACTTTTGAGCGGGTATTTGATTTATGACGGTAGAGCGCATTATTCAGCAGAGCGTTTACGGTGCAAAAGTGCAGTTGTTAATTATTGATGCAACCGAGCTGGGGGGGCAGGTAATGCGTTTGGCTCCAGCGCCGTTTAATGGTGCTGCGGTGTCGTTTGATGGTGAGTTGTATGTGCCAATACCGCTAAAAATAAGCGGTTTAAGTTGGTCTGCCAAGGGCGGTATGCCGCGACCAGTGCTAGAAGTTTCGAATATTGAGGGGCAGTTTATTTCGGCTCTGTTGGCGTTGGACGATTGGGTGGGTGCAAAGGTAACGGTTATTGAGACCTTTGCCGATTTTTTAGATGCGGGGGCAACGCCCGACCCGGATCAACGGTTGCCCGATGAATTTTTTGTTATCGACCAGTTGCAGGAATGGACCAACGTTAGTGTGCGTTGGCAGTTGTCGCCTATGCTCGATCAGCGTGGCGTTAAATTGCCGCGCAGGCAAATATTGCGTGATGTGTGTGTTGCGCGGTATCGGCGTTATGTTAGTAGCGAGTTTGATTATAGCCAGGCTACGTGCCCCTATGTTGGGGAGAATTATTTTGATGAGCAGAATGCCCCGTGCGCGGCGGTAGATGATAAGTGCTCGAAAACGTTGAGTGGTTGCCGGTTGCGTTTTGGTGAGCATGCAGAGTTGCCTTTTGATGGTTTCCCCGGTGCCGCGAGAGTGCGTGAAAATGGCTAGCGTAAATAATAAAGGTGAGTTTGATAGCGAGGCAATAAAAATTGCCATGGCTCATGCGCAGGCGTCGTACCCAAATGAAAGCGTTGGCTTTGTTACTAAGCAGGGTTATGTACCGCTAAAAAATGTTGCCAGTAATCCGCGCGCGTCGTTTTCGGTGGCGCGCCACCAAGTCAAAAAATACCGTGGCCAAGTGCTGGCGGTTATTCATTCCCATCCCGATGGCCCTTATTATCCCAGTGCATCCGATATGCGCGGGCAACTCGATTGGGGTGTGCCTTGGGGAATTATTTATGTTGAAAAAGGCTCCCCGGTGGAGCCTTTTTTTTGGGGTGATTCTCTTCCTATTGTGCCGCTTATTGGGCGGCCTTTTCAGCACGGCATTACCGACTGTTATAGCTATGTACGTGATTGGTTTCGTCTTAATCGTAATTTGCTGCTTGATGAGTTTCCGCGTGATTGGGATTGGTGGCAGGGCGGTCAAGACCTTTATACACAAAATTTTAAGTCGCAAGGTTTTTATGAGATTCAGTCTAGTGATGTGCAAAAAGGGGATTGTTTTTTGGCTCAGTTTGGGCGTAGTGCCGTTATTAATCATGCAGGTGTTTATGAGGGTGGCGGTTTAATTGGCCATCAAGTGGGGGATATTCGAGGTGGGTATAGCGAATCGCTTTTGTCGCGTCGTGGGCCGTTACATTTATGGAAAAGCAAAATAAGAATGTGGTTGCGCCATGATTAAAGTATTTTTTTACGGTGGCTTGGCCAAGTTGGTTGAGGGTGCTGTGCATGTAATAGATGTTAAGGCGCCGTTGGATGCGGTGTTGTTTTTGGAGTCTGTTTTGCCGGGCTTTAAAAAAGAATTTAGGGCGGGCCGTTATTTTTTGGCGCTCGAAAAAGATGCGCTACCCATTACTGAAAATTGTTTGCGTTTGGGGTTTGGCGGGCAGTCGCAATTGCATATCTTGCCGCAGGTGCAAGGGCGAAAAGCGGGGTATGATGCAGGTGCTATGGCGCCTAACGCAAGCGCGTACGAGGATAGAGAGGGTGATTTATCGGCTTTATTTAGTGGTGCGTTAAATACAACAGAGCAGGGTGTTTGTCGGCCGTTAATTTATGGTCGGGTGCGTGATGCGGGGTCGGCTGTTATTTCGGCCGGCATTAATAGTGAACAGGTAAGCTATAGTGGTTAGGGTTATTTTCGTATGCGTTTAGTCGGTGCAAAGGGTGGTAAAAGTGGCGGTGGTTCTGCGCGTGCAGCAGA